AGGAAGTAGAATTCACCAGTTCCGAGGGTTGCATCGCCATCTGCTGTTGCTATGGACGATGCAAAGTTTCCACTGACATAACCGAGAAGATTTACATCGACATAACTTGATGCAACATTTAGATTGACAGCGACACCAATCGACTCGGCATTTGCAACGGTGTTAGCCCTTGCAAGTGTCAGACCACCGCTAGGAATATCATGCCTAACCACCATTCCAAAGGTAAGACCGATTCCCGTGATTCCACCTGCGGGCATGGAGAAACGCTTGATGATCGATCCGTTGATTACGCGGGTCGAGCCATCTCCAAGCATCGACAGGGTTCCATAGGTTGTTCCTGGTGAGTCAAAGTAGGTGTCTACATCTACAGTTGCTCCTGCACTGTATGTTGACATCGTGACTCTGGATGCGGGACTTCCATCATCTCCTTCAGAGAATATGAACTTGTTGTTCTTGGAGTAGAACTTTGCATCTCCTGTGAATGCAAGGGCATCGCTGATTCTCCATCCGCTGTATGTCCTTGCTCCCTCGAAACCCTTCCAAAGGAAATACTTGTCGCCACAGGCTCCTGCTATGATGATTCCGCCACCACCAGCATCGGTTATGACATTGTCGCTTGTTCCGCCAGTTCCTGGTCCCGTTCCCACTGCTCCAAGTACGAGATTGTAGTCATCGATGGTGACGAGGTTGGTGTTCACCGTAGTCACGGTTCCATCGAATGTTATGTTTCCTGTGAAGGTATGGGGACCAGGAATGATCTCAGCAAGATAGACGGTTGCCACACCATTGTCTGTGGTATTGACGGCTATGCCAGTGTCACCAGCCACCTCATATACCTTGAGGCGGTTCAACTTGTCTATGATCTCATTGTTCGTGAGAGTATACCACTCATACATGGTATCCGACAAGGTAAGGGGTGGGATTATGTAACTGCTACTGGCTGGACCTGTCGGCATTTGAGTTTCTCTCTGCTAATAGTTCCTGTACTTGCTTCTTCAATGTATTTATCTCTTGCTTGAGAGACTTTAGTTCCTTATCGACGCTCCTGCGGAACAGTATCTCCTTTTCCTTCTCAGGATTGTGGATGATCAATGCACCAGAAGACTTGTCACGGATGTATTTCATTATTCGATTGCAACTATTCTAAGGTTCTTGATCGTAGGAACTCTTGTTTCGTTTGTTGAGTACATCACGATCTTGACAATGAATGTATTGAATGGAAGTTCGGGAATTAGCGAGTACGAGGCTTCCCTGTAATCATACTCATTCACCGAATATCCTTGATTGGTCTGGCTCTCCTGTACCAACTCAAAGAACGCGCTTGCTGGTTCCTGAGTCATCCGTTGATATGGATTCTCCTCGACTTCCTTGGAGAACTGAGTGGAGTCCGTGGTCTTTGCATAGACCTGCACAAATGAACTATTGGGAATATTTGCATCGAAATAGACCTTGAGTTCCTTTCCTCGCAATCCATTTGGAATCTCAACCAAGCGGGTTATGTACCTTGCTGTGTTGTCTGATTCCGCGCCAATGAGAGACTGCTCCTCTATCGGATTGGTCGAATACTGAGGAACAAGGAGTTTCTTTCCGTATGTCCACTGCTTTCTTCCTCTTCTAGTCAAGGCACCACCAACTGCTCCTGCACCCACACCACCGATGGCTCCTGCAAGTGTGTTGAATGTGGAGAAAACCACTGGTGTTGTTGCTACTCCTATGATTGCTCCTGTCGTGGTAATTGCCAATGCTGCACCAAATGTAACAAAGCCAAGAACTGCTCCCACTAGCAATCCTCCGATTCCAAAAGCACCCCTTCGAACTTTCTTTCTTCTCGGTCTGAATGCATTTGGATTTTCTTCTATGATGCTGCTATTTGCTCCGTCTGTTATGATGTAGGATACACCAATCAAGTTTGTTCTATCCATGTCCACCATGAATGTGTTGACGCCATTGCTGGTGTTCTTTGTCGTTATGTCAAAGGTCACTGTTGATGTATCGCTGATTTCCTCAAGAGGCTCTATCAGCGAAAGGTTTCTGCTGTTATTGAATGGATATGATCTTCCAGGAACATCAAGTTGAGATGATGTTACCACTACATCATCTGGAGTGAACATGAACAAGTTTGGCTGTAGGACACCAACTGCATTTACAGGGTCAGCATCTTCGTCCGCAACTGTTTGAATTGAGAAGTTTCTTATGCCATTACTGTTGCTTGCAAACTCACATCTGTACAACTTGAACATCAGATCGGTGCTGCTATCGCCAGAACTTTCAGAGTTGTTCTGAGACTTGAACAATGATCCCTTGGACAGAGTTGAAGATATTCTTTGATCAGTCTCAATATCGACCTCTCCCACGCTTGCAACAAACACAGAATACCTTGTGCTGTTGGTATGAACCATTACTGCATATTCTCCAGGTGCGAGGAATACAGGTGTGGAGAACTTGAATGTGGTTGCAGTCGGGGTGTTTGGGTTCACATTCAGTTGACTTGGAATTTTCACCACCGTGCTGAATGGCAGAATCACCGAAGTATGTGGAAGTCCATTTATGACGGGACAGATGCTCACTGTGATTGGAAGTTCCGTATCTGCCGATGCAATGTATAGATCGATGCTTTCCGCATACAATCCGTTTGGATAGAGATCATCACTGACCTCAAAGGTCTGAGACATCGGATCCACCCAGTTGTTGTACTTGATGGTGTTGATGTTCTTCTTTCTGTACAAAGGAGTCGAGACCACCTTGTTGCTGTTTGGAGTCTGCTTCCTTATCTCGGGAGGACGAATAGACTGAACATCAAGAGTATTCTGCTGCTTGATTCCTCCGCAATAGAAGACTGCCTCAGCGATGGTGGTGGCATTCTCAACATTGTTGTTTGGATCATCGATCACTCTGATGAGTTTCTCTCCAACCTCGAATAGTCCGCGAGGTATGCCAAGAACAACATTCGCCAACGAACCATTGAATGAATCGGTGATGAAAGGACCAGTGATACCAGATGTACCACCTGATGCACCCAACAAGAACACCGTTCCTCCTGCCGCATTTCCCTCTACCGCTATGCGATAGCAAAGATCATTCATGTTGACATTGTCAACAAAGACATGAACAGGAGTGCCAGGCTTGAGATTGAATGCATTGAATATAATGATTTCATCCCGCATGTATGGAACAACACTTGTGTTGATCACCGTATCGGTGGAAACATTCGTGTAATAGTCCTTCTTGCGGAAATCCGACTGATAGATGTTCTTGATCGAATCGACCAGATCGGTCTCGCGGGAAATTCCCAATTTGTTAGACCACTTGTTCTCAATGGCATTGGAGATGTTCTTTTCCCTGCTCTTGCCAAAGAACTCGGCATTCTTCTGACTTTCTGCCTCAGTCAGTTCGGTCGAAAGTCCAGTCCATAGGCTTTCCCAATCATTCCATTGAGTTCCATGCCCGTTCAGTGCATCGACTTGTCCCGCCACCCATGCATCATTCACTCCATTTTCATTTGACTTTACAGTGGGTCGGTACTCCTGATCATACCAGAAGTCTCCATGTGGTCTTATCACCATGTTGCCAACCCAGTTCGGGAATCCGAATGGGTTTACCTTTATGATGTTGCTTGCCTTGCTTTGCTCGACAACAGAGATGGAATGCCGTGTGTATGATTCACAGAGAATATTGTCGATGGTCAGGGTGATTCCGCTGTCACTGCCAACATACTCCATGCCAAAGGCATGTGAATCAAACGATGGCTTCAACTCTCCCTTTTCAATGTCGATTGAACACCTGTAGTCAGGATTGAGTACATCTCCGATTGAGTGACCGTCGAATGTGTCTACAAGAACAGCCCTCTTTATGGCATCGGAGCCATCCGAAGTTTGTATATCCTTGTATATTACATTTGACTCCACATCGCTGAGAACAGCATGCTGCTCAAGTTCATCGACTCTCTTGGACATTCTGGCGATGTCCTTCATGGTGAACCTGTTGTTTCCAATGGAATCTACCTTCACATCATCTGGATTGAATGTATATGCTGGCACACTCAATACAGACAATGTCATCGACTCATTGAGATCCTCGGGAACCTGCGGACTGTCGCTTGGAATTCCAGGAACTCTTCTCAGAGTGGAGGTATCTCCATCTGCCGCGATATTACGAGAGATCACTATCTTGTCTATTCTTGGAAGGTATGCTGTATAGTCTGTCGATATGCTGTAGTTAGTGGGAATGAATCCACCAGAGAAACCCAAAACAGGAATGTTGGATGCTGCTCCCGAAGAACCATTTGTGCGAAGTCCCTCTATTACTTCAACTCCTCTGAAGTCAATCGCATTCGCCAGGTTTATGGATTTTCCAGTCGAGGGACTGATGTAGACAGGAATCATGTCATACGAGATTCCACTGCTTGTATAGGACTCCTTTACAAAAGGACCATAACCACTGTGGTTGAAATAAGAGTAGTTTACAGTAAACTGAAAGGTTGAATTTGGCAAGAATTCTTGGGTGTATTTCGGCTTGACATAAAGCCTACTGAGAAGGTATGACGAATCCCTTTGTCCTGAGTCAAATTGGAACTTGTAGGATATATCTTGTCCCGTCAATCCAACGATGCTGTCTATGCGATAGACATCAGCCCTGTCTAGGTTGAAGTAGAGCGAAGTGACCGAAGTATTGTTCTCAGGTGAATACTGAATCTTTCTCTTGATTGTGTTTATCGTACTCATGGAACTTGAGATTGTTTCGATTCCTCCAGTTCCGAGGGTCTTTGTCCTGATCTTATTGATCGGATCTTGATCGATATACTGATTATTCGCCTTTACTTTTCCTATGATGGTGTACTGTCCAGGAGTGAGTTGTTTGGTAAACTTCACATATGCACCATTATCAGTGATTTTTGCCGTGGGGTATGAGAAGGCAAAACCAGAGACAACTCTATCGCTTGGACTACCCCCGCGTATCCTAAAAATCATTCCAGGGAACAATCCGCTTGCCGTTGGGGTACCCGTTGCGGTGGCATTAAAGACCAAGTAATATTCATCTTGCTCATCTATGGTCAGTTCTGCATCCAAGCCCTGACTACCTGGAGTGAATCCTTCTCCAGTACACCACTTGAAGTCGGGAGAAAGATTTAGTGGAACAGATGGCTTGAAGTCATTGCTTGCATCCGAAAAGAACTGTCTATAGACCGTGTAGATGTAGGATACACGCTCTACATCCTTTATCTGTGTTGTTGGCGTGTTTCCGTTCAACGGGAAAATCAACTGTTGATTTCCAAAGTTGTTGAACTTAGGAAGGATCAAATCACTTGTGGAATCGACATCGCGAAGAGTCACAAGATCGAACAGAACTCTTGTTGACAAGCCTGTTACCTGATCTATCGCAAATAGGTTCACAAACTGATTTGCCGTTCCAGTTATGCCAGATTGATATACCTGTATGTCCGACAGGTAAGCCTTCATGTCTGCGCCCGTAGTTCCTGAATTTGCTTGACCACCATATGCAGTATCATTTATTGCAGCACTGGCAAATTCCATTCGGTGAAGACGAGCCGAGAAAATCGCACCAGAGAACCCTGTCGAGAGATAGTTCGGAAGAGGAACATTTGATTTTATGCCATAGACAACAATCGGATCTGTACCGTCATTTCCATTCAGCAGTGGTAGAATCCTGGTATTGTATGGACCTGTGCCACTGTTGTTGACCTGAGTTCTATACTTGCCCACAACATAGTTGTCGAAACTATTCTGTATGGCAATATCCTCATAGTCTGCTGTTGTTCGTGCCTTTGGGATATCGATCTGATCCTTGAAGGCAGACTCATATTCATGACCAAACACATAAGCCTTACCCGATCCCAACTCAGCGATGAGAGTTGACTCATCCTTATCCTTCATTGTTATTGAGAAAGGCTTGACGATGTAGTTTCCTCTCTCGTCATATGTCCTCTGTGCGAACAACTTGACAAGTTCTGGATACTGAGTCTGATCGAACTTCTTGATGACTTCACCTGCCTCATAGCGAACAAGTTCAACGAAGTCTTCCTGTTCCGCGATTTCAACGAATGACAGTTGAAGGTCGATCTTGTACCTATGCGAGCCTGGTGCATTGTAGTTGTAACTTCCGCTTGCTGGATCCTTGAGCGTATAGTCCTCCTTCTCGGAGACTATGACTGAGTTGACTGCAAATCCCATTGATCCTGTTGGAAGATTGAACTGCCGTATCTCGTTGCTTATTGTATAAGCAGCCTGTAGTTGGTTGTCTGTCTTTACGAAGAAACCATCGACATAGTAGACTCCCTCTGCAACGGCAACAGTTTTGCAACTTCCCTTGTGAGGAACAGTCGTGCTGCTTGGGGCGGTCTGAACCACGAAGAACTTCTCGGGATTGTCGCAAGCAGCAGTTGCACCAGCGGTGAATTCCCCGCCAGACATGTAACTGACCACAGCGATGACATAGTTATCCGAATCGCTGTAGGTTGGGAGAACATCAACGATCTTGCCTTTGGCAACGATGTCGCCGTTCGTATTCTTCTGAATGATGTTGTATCCGACAAGATCGCCAGATGAAAGATTCACTACTACTGGAGAGTCCGTGGTTGTGATGCTCTGTGGAAGAAGACGGACATAGTTGAGAGTCTGCGTGGTGATCTGTCCACCGATTATGACGCTTCCATCCTTGAAGATGTTGTTTCCGAATCTTTCGATCTGATTCTGCAAGATGGTCTGCAACTGAGTGAGTTCGCGCGACTGCACGGCATATCCTGGACGGAACAGCATGCGGAGGAACTTCTTGTCCTCACTAAAGTCATCGTAGTATGGATTTACATTGAACAGGTTCGGATCGTAAGAAGGCATCTACTATTGCTCCTAGAAACCGATCACAATCTTGAACTCTTCGGATTGCTCGATATTTCTCTGTATGGGTCGTACATTTTCTATGTATAACACCTGTCCAGAACCTATCTTTATGTCTGGATTGGTGATTGAATTTATGGTAACGACGAGAGCGTTTTCTGCCGTCGATCCATATGGTGTGAACTTGAGGGCATCGCTTGAGTTGAACTGCCCTTTCACATTGGTCATGTATATCGTTCCTGTGAATCCAAGTCCACCAGGAACCTTGAAGTCAATGATGTCTCCAGTCACCTTCTTCAGCGTGTCGGTATCAACCTGCGATATGGTTCCATCAACAGCAGTGTTGGAAGCAAGTATGCCATCTGTCATCTGACTTGCAGCCACTATTGTCATTTTAGTGGTCAAGTCATACTCACCCGTATCCTTGGTCACAGTAGGAAGAAGTTCGGTCGATGCCATTCGACCAAAAAGTTCATCTCCACCAAATGTGAGGAACTCGCTTCCAGAGGTGACTCCAAACGATACTTGTTGCAGTTGTTCTCCGAATTCCTCATCCACATTCACTATTCGCGAGGACTCAAGGGTGTATCCAGATGTGGTGCCGAAGAAAATCGACTTGGACGCGGAGAAAGATCCGTATGTCGTGTCTATAAGAACATTTCTGTCATAAAGGTCATAAGACAATATGGTTCCATATGCAGAAAGTGTGACTCCAACCTGATTCTGATACTGTCTAGCAACATCTCCTGTTGCAAATGGGGCAGTAAAAGTCGCACCGAAATAAACCCTAGACTTGCTAGAGGCATCATCGGAGAACCTAAACTCTCCCACTAAATCCGAAAGGAACAGACGGTAGAACCTTGAACCAGGCAGTTTCTCGCTTCCGACTATCTTTGCTGTTGCCCTTGTCTCCTTGCCCATCAGATAGTTGTCTGTGGCAAATGTAGTGAAATCATAGGTTGCTCCCTTTGACGGCTGCTTGATCACAAGAGCCATCAGGGAGAATTCCTGCTCATCTCCAGCCAGAGTCAAGCCACCGTAAAGATATGGGTTCTTTATCAACCCAAACTGCCTATAGTCATTTCGGACAGACATCTTTCCACTCTCTGTCCCGTCAAGTTCAGTTACAATCATCAGGCTTGCTGGATTGAATTCTCTTATTGCGCTATAGCCATGACCAAGTGGCGTGGAAAGACTTACTGTGAATGCATTGTTGAATGCCGTGATCTGAGATCCGATGCTTGCACTGCCAGAGTCACTGACCACTCTTGGCTTTGCTGCCGTGTAGTTTCTACCAGAATTGGCAACAACCGCATTCACGATCTTCTTTGAGAACGATGTCAGGGGAATGATCGATCCATTCTCGCCATCTCCGTCTATGACAACATAAGGAACGATCTTCATCTTGGATGCATTGGAAGGATCGCTTACCTCTGAAAGTGCGACTACCTTCCTATCAAGTGCAGGATATACCTCGGCATAGTAGTAACTTCCTCCTGCATTTCCACCCTTCTTGAAGTCCACGATTCTCATGTATTGTCCAACGCCTGGTCCTGCCGTGACATGGATGGCATAGTTGTTCCAATACCCATTCGCAGGATCGTCTGCCTCTCCTGCGAAGTTGAAGGTTACAAGGGTGCTTCCCGCAGCGTTGGATGTGAGTCCAAGATCATCAATCGTGTTGTTCTTGGTGAAGAATCTTTCCGTCTTGTAAATCTTGGAGAAAGTCGGACTTAGACTTGCATTGAAGGAGACATTGTCTATCGATGCGGGCTTTGCTGCATTCTGAACTTCCTTCTGATCGGGATACTCCTCACCAGCAAGGAAGACAGGAATATAGTCTAGGGTAAGGTGTCCAAGATAATCCTCTGGAACCGTGTAGATGTATTTCCAACTATAGCCATCGGATAGCCTGATTGTATCGATTGACTTTCCCGTGGGCATGATCGTGGAAGCACCATTTGCTCCCATGCACTTGTAGATGTTGTTTTCGGTTGTGAAAACATAATAGTCCGTGCCAGCCATGTCCGTGGTTTCTGAATATGGAGTATAGACCGTTCCATATGTCCAGTCTATCCTCGGAACAATCAACTTGATGTTGTCCCTCTGTAGCCTCTTCATGAAGATGCTCTGTCGCATCGTGTCATAGACATGGCGAGAGGACTCCTGTATCGAAGGAGGATTTACATCGCTCTCCACCGCAGTGGTGTTTGGATCGTTCTCATAGGGATTTGCCCTGCTGACGAACAGATAGTAGCGGTTGCTTTCGGTGAGGACATCCCTGATGAGTTCTATCAGGTCTGTCTTGAACATGGACTTTAGAGCGGTGTTTGCCATTTTAGAAGTTCGGTGAGGTTAGTTGATTGCTTTCGATTAGACCATACTCATTGCCATCTCCAGTTGTTCCGACATATGATGTTCCATACGGATCGGAATGGAAGTGGTATCCTACTGGAAGGCGGAAGAAGGGGTTCAATGCCATCGCTCCAAACGATGCTCCCGCTCCTGTTCCTCCATTCCACACTCCAGTCAAGCCACGGATTCCCCATATATTCGGGTGATGGTGGACTCGCCAGTAGTCATAACTAAATCCCTGTGCTTCTATGTATCCCTCGACGCTGAGGGTTTTGCCGAGAGGTTTGCCTTGTGGATCATGCGTGAAGCCGCCTGTCTCAGGAACTATTCCAGTGCCAAAGCGAACGCGATCTATCACGGCATTGTAAACTCCAGAAGAGGAGTACATCCTGAATGTTGCTCCCGCAAGGAACCCTGCTCCCGTGACTCCACCGCTGGACACATTGAAATCGATCTCCTTGAGAAGAAGAACTCCATATGTTCCACCGCTGTTCAGAGACCTAAACTCAAACACGCTGGCAGTTATTCCATCTCCCGATGCACCTGTTGCTCCTATCGTCAACCAAGTGGTAGATGGAAGGAAGGTGAAGCCTACTGGCTTGACGAACAACTTTCCACCCGTCTGCCCGTAGTTCTGATAGGTGCTGTAGGTGTCTCCGCGAGGATTGAACCCTGCGGGATAGATTGAGTACAGATCGGCTGTAGTTCCCATTCGATATGGAGTGTAGTGACCGATGTATGCATTCTCGTAGCGTTGCATCTCCGAATGGAATGGGAGAGAATCTATCAGGTCTCTGCTCAACAGGACTTCAGCGAACATCTTGAAACCTGCTGGATGCACAAGTTTCTTATACAACTCCTTGTAGTCTTCAAGATGAATTTCGCTACGAAGCACATACGAAAAATCCTGATAGTAATCGGCATCAAACAGTCTTTTGTTTGAACTCAATTTTCCATCATTGTTCTGATAGAAGCCAGCATAGTTCGTGACTGCACCGATCACAGGATTGAGTATGACTGTTCCATCACCTGTATTCGATACTATGCTTGCCTGTGCATTCTTCGTGTATCCAACTCCTGAGTCAAGTATTCCTATCTCAAGGACTTTGCCATTGCGGTTGACTCCATTGATCACGGCTGATGCACCAAGCCCTTCCTCTGCCGTGGTTATGCCCACATCATCGTGCTTTTGATACAGAGATCCACCTGCGACAACATCTATTCGGGTTATGACAGGATAGATGGTTTCCGTAATGGTTCCTGTGGGAAGATCGCACTTGAGTGGAAGGCTTGAGTCGAACTCTCCGACTAAATCTCTTATGAATATCTCGGTTACATCATAGTATTTTCTGCTGTACTGTATCACTTGCGATGCCACTGCCGATGCAGTCACATTTCCATTGACAGGGTTGATCTGATATACCTGATTGCCTTCAATGGAATAGTTTCCTGTTCCACCGCTGCTTGTGGTCTTTATGGATTGTCTCTCTATCCACTTTCCATGGGAGCATTTCAATATGTTCTTGCCAGGATAGGAAACCTCGGACGATACATTGTAGATCAACCGAAACAGGAATCTGAAAGCCTTCTCAGTTCCCTTTGCTCCATAGAAACTTCTCGCATTCTTGAGGAAGTTAGCCTCGCTGATCACATTTCCGTTTACATCGACTGCGAGTTGATATGGGAAATCCTTGAGGTACATCTCGCGAAACTCTGCGAAGAAGATGCCTATGCTTTGATCTATGTCTGCATGCTCTGAGAAGGAGTCAATCACGCCGAACGGGTTCTGAACCTGTTCAAGCCACTCATAGTAGACCTCTATGAATCTTCTGAAGGTATCATGATCTCGGTTGATGAAATCAGGAACCTGATCCACTACAAGGTTGCTAGGACCGAACCGCTTTATTATCCGAGGAGATTCTTCCGACAGAGCCAGCGTCTGCACCTCTGGTGGACCCGAACCTCCTGAGAATAGAAGTGGAAGACTTACTGGCATTAGATTTTCCTGACCGCCGCATCGTCAAGAGTGATTACTATTCCATTCTCAAGCGAGGAATCGATGGCAAGAACCTGATTTCTCTTTGGAACGATGTCGTATCTTTGATCAGGAACAACGGTGAACTGTATGAAGGGAAGAGACCCGCTTCCCGTTGGTGCAAACCCAACGAGATTCACCTTGCCTGTCTGGTAGTCTATCTTTCCTATCTTTCCGTTGAGCAGAACACGAACTTCATTTGATCTTCCGAACAAAGCATACAATGCTATGTTTCCATAACCATCATCCTCAAGAATGCAGTCTCTTATATTGTTGAAGTTGTCTCTGTGCTTGAAGATCGATGTCTGCACAATGGGTGCTGCTCCATCCTGCGGATGATGCAACTTGTTCCCAAAATCCAAGGCATAGTTGTTCTTTCCATACTGAATCAATATCTTCTTAGCCAACTTTGTCGATATGCGGTTGCTCACCATTGAGTTGCTCGACAGATCAAGAAGCCTTGATAGAGTCGAGTATCTAAAGGATTTTCCAAATGACAGTAGGCTTTCAAATGAGTATCTCTCCACCGCGATTATCAGGGAGTCCTTGATAGCCCTTTCGAGAACAAATGACTTGGATGAATCGTATGTTGCAAAGCACTCGACAAGAATATAAGTGTAATCAGGATCTACTATCTCCGATGTGACTGAGACAATCTTCTTCTTGTCTATTATGTTACGCATCAGGCTCTGCTTCTGTGCATCGCTCAGATAGAACGAGCCTTTTGGCAGGACGGATATAAAAACCTTTCCATATTCTGGTGGATCATTCTCATCCCCACCCCATACCCGCACCTGTCTTGCTCCATTGAACTCTCTCAATATTATGCTCTCATAGTCCTGCACCGTCACTGCCCTGTCCTGACTTTGGTAATACTTCGGGGCGGTTCTTCTTATCTGCTCGACAGATTCCTGATTATCTCCTCCATAGGAAGGAGTGATCGTGGTTACAGCGGCATTGTAGTTGTTTCCGTCTATTCCCGAGAACGAGAACTGAGATTGTCCTGTGGTGGTTGTGCCGATTCCGTTGGCAGCGATTCCATCTGTTCTCAAGTAGACGGCAACAATGTAACTTCCTCTCTCTGGCTTTGCCCCGAGTATTCCATCACCGAAGGACAATTGATATCTTCCGCGATGATTTTCATTGAGGAAGTACACCTTGCTTGTGGAATCTATGCTGAGGAAATCCGTGTTCTTCTTCCAAGTCACATCTGCGTTGGAAAGATCATTTACAGACCTAAGAACATATATGCTCAATGTACTGGCGTCTATGTTTTCAAATGGTATCTCAAACTTGGTCGAATTGCTCTGCTCGTCATAGATGAACGAGGATGTGGTATAGTTTCCCTGATAGATTTCTATGTTTTCACACTTATACGGAACCGATGTTCGGTCGATGTCATGTGTGGCAATGGTAGTGAAAGAATATTCAACATCGTCCTTTGTTGCCGCGAATACAGTTCCTCTTGGTAACACAGAAGGAACTCCTGCCGTGACTCCAAACTCAAGCGATACAACAGCCCTTGATGAGGTCGAGGAAAAGGGAATATATCCGAGGTTCTTGGCAAGCGAAACTACTGACTTGCGAAGCATTGCGGAATCGATGAAAGACTCCGCGGCAAGCATGTTTGCATACATCGCAGTATAGTGCGTGTTGTAGGCAAGCAGATCAAGCAGGATGTTGATTCCTGCTCCTTCATAGTCATAGTCCGAGAATTCCGTGGTGGTGGACAGGTAGTTCTTGAGGTTTGTCTTTATTCCCTCAAAGTCTATTTCCGTAATGGGAAGCAATGCGCGATTGGGCATCAGGCAAACCTTTCTATTGATACATTCACCGTGGATACATCGCGAGAATTCATTATCAGAAACGACACAGAAACACTGAATGCGTTGTAATCAGGATCAAACAAAACTACTACATCGTTTATGCTTGCCCTTGGTTCATATCTTGTAAGTATGTCTATGATGTTTGATCGTATGGCAAGTGCAGTAAGTGGAGTCGCTGGTTCGAAGAGAAGGCGAGTCACGCGAGAGTCTATCTGAGGCTTGAACGGCTTGTCATACTTGTTCATCAAGACGAGATTTCTAACCGATCTTTTCACTGCCTCCGCATCCACTTTGCGGGATATATCTCCCGTCACGGGGTGTGGCGTGAAGTCAAGGTCAAGATCGCTGAATAGGTTTTTTCGTACTAGGCTTTTCATCGGTAATCTCATGCGATTATGGTGAGATCGGGACCATGACGAATATGTTTGTGCAAACTTCCCAGATCAACGGAAATATGTATGGGTCTTCAACAGAAACATAATCAGTTATCATCGTAGACTGGGGATATAGTCGATCAGGTTTATTGGCATTCCTGGTGGACCAGTTATGCCACTGTTTTCTTGAACAATCTCATTCAAAGTTTGGCTTGCGTCTGGAGTGGTGATCAATTCCTTCAAAAGCCTTGCTCCGAAACAAGGATCTGCAAGTGCTGTTGAAAGCAAGTTGTTTCCTATGGCATATCGCTCTATTGCAGCAAGGGCAAGATTGTATGCATTGATGTCGCCGTCAATGAGAGTTCGAATGTTGCTTTCAAGGGATATGATGTTGGATGTCAGTTGTCGAATGTCTCCTACAAACTCCGCTGCCGCAGTTGCTCCACCAATGCTCAGTTGATACTCCACTTCCGAAAGGACAGAGTTTATCTGATTCATATTCTGCCCAAAGTTCTCAAAGAATGGTCCTGTTATCTGAGGGTTAATAGATGAGAATGCCTGTGAGAAATTGTCCTCCAGCCTTTCACGCGGATCTTTCAGCAAATCCTTTATGCTGTTGTAGGTGACTTGAACTCCGATGATCCTATCAACTGTTGGAAGTATTCCTCCAGGACTAAGATCGACTCCACTTAACCTGTCAGTATGCGCTATGTAAGCACCAAGTTCCCCATTGACTGACTTCAATGCCTTATTTAATTCTCCAAAAGCCGCTGTTGCTCCAGCGAGCAACTCTGATTCTGCTATGGAGTCAGAGGAAGACAATGCTTTTCCGATCTCTCCCTTCAATGCCTCAGCCACTTGCTGCACTGGATTCCTAAACAAGTTGCCGTTCATGAAGTCATTGAGAAACTTCTTCGGACCTGGAGGAATGAGTTGAGAGATCAGAGTGCAGTTGGATGCATCAAATACGGATGGATAGTTTGGTAGTATCATAGACCGACCTCCACACTGCTAAGTGTAAGCATCAAGTGACCACATGTAGAAAGACTTCCGTTCACACAGGCAGGAAGATCGTTGCACTGAACTGTTGGAGTACCTGTGACCATCTTTGAACTTGAATGCTCATTGAGTCCATGAGAGGAAACAATGCTGCCAACTATCACAACATTCAAATCATCCACAGTGCAGTTCGGAGATCCTGTCATAACAACTCCCCCGCCAACAGTGGATTTACCTATGCTACCCAAGAAACTCATCAGAATGCTCCTCCATCCAATATTTCAAATCCTGCAAAAAGTTCAAACCCCGAGTTTGCTATGTACGGGGGAATTCCAACAGTCTCTAATGTGCAGATGTATGTGAACCCGTCATCCACGAAATAGACCACATCGCCAGGGCTGTACCTAGTATCAAGATCATAGTTGCCTCTCCAGTTAAAAGGTGATGCCATCTCATGCAAGCCCTGTGCTGGAAGGTATGTTCATCCCTTGAGGGACGCCAAATGCAGAAAATGGATTTGGGTATATTCCTGGAATTATGATCGGATCAGCAGCACTCTCACCAAGTCGCGTGAGCGAGTTGAGTCGAATGAGCCGTGTCTTGCCCGAGATGAACAGATCGCTCTTTCCTATCTTTGTCTTCAGAACTATGTCATCCGCAGAGTTTATGGCAACACGACCGAGATCAGTTTCAGTCACGCAGTCTCCGAGAACCTTGGTGTACTTGTTTCCCATGATCGTCTCGCGATAGTCTCCAAGAACAGCCACATCCCATGTTCCATATACCACCCCACGCACATCTTTAGTTGCCTGTAGGTTCACATTCCCATCCACCTGTAGGTTGAGACTTCCGCCAGGAATGCTGCTGCCGACATAGATGCTTGCATCTCCATCGACGGTGATCTTGGCTCCTCCTCGTATGTGTACGAAATCGCTTCCTGCGATCAGTTCATAGTTGTTTCCCTTGACCTTATGAACTCTTGTACCATCGGGATTGCCTTCCCAACCGTTACCCACTTCCTCAAAACTACCCGATGGATGGTAGGTGTGATGCCTTTCCTTGCCAGGAGTATCATCCCATTCCTCGACCATTCCCGAAGGTGTGGCAAAAACCTTGTTATGAGGATACTTGGTCGCATAGGGAGTCTTTGGCTCAGACCATCTTTGAGTATCAAAGGTATCCCATGCAACGGGAATCTTTGAGTCCACCCCATCTCTCTTGTCCTTGACTATAGTTTTTTCAGTCTGCTCTCCTGTGGCAAGTCGATTGGTATCAGCAACATCTTTTTCCTTGGGATAGGTTCCCGAAGGATCGTTGAAGCCCATCTCCTTATTGGCGAGTTCGGATGGAATTCCTCCAACACTGAACATCACCACAGGTTGCTGTGCATTGACTCCATCACGAAAAAAACCAAATACATGGGAACCTGTGATAAGACCTGTCGGTGACTTGCCGACCCCACTTATCGATGCGCTCGTTATGTCCTGTAGAGGATGCGCCCAAGGCAAGTTGTCAGTAGGTATTTTTCGCTTATCATCGGTGTGATACCCAAAGATGCGAACGCGCACCCTTCCGAGTTTCAATGGATCAGCGATGTCCTCAACGACACCGAACCACCAGACAAATCCAGCCTGACCCATGAACTCTATCATCTATCATCGTTTCCTGTCTTGGTTTCCGAAGTTGTCATTTCCCCAACGCTCCCAATCAAGCAGTTCTTCCTTTGTATAAGGCAACTTGCGGAGTTTCTCTTCGGTTTCCTGTGGGGTGATTACATGACGCTCTTGATTTTCCATGATCTAGTCTCCTTCACTACTTGATTTTAGTACCGACAATTTCCGAGGGAATTGCTTGAATCAGAGATTCCTTCGACATATCCACATATGTCGTATAACCCTCTCTTATATTTAGGGTGTGTCTAAGGGATGTGATGATGTAGTTTCCCGACATATGCGTATCAAGGTATTCTCCTTGATCTTCCTGCTTGTAGCCTATTTTTGGTATCTCAAATCCTATGACATCAAGAAGCCGAAGAGAAGAGTTTCCTGGAACCGTGAGACTTACCTGATTGGCAACTAACTGCCTGTTTAGGCTTTTCCTGCTGAGATAGTATCTCTGATATTGATCATTGTCTTTTATCTGATTTGTCCTCTGTGTCTGAGTCGGGAGAAGATTTCTGAGTGCATTTGCTCCTACCTTGGTGTATAGGTCTGCCGTCTTATTCACAGGAAACAACGGATATGGGTTGAGTGTCTTTCGCGATGACTGGTTGAAGTTGTCCATGTAGTCAAATTGATATACATTCAACTTCTTTGTCGTTATGTCATGTACCTGTGCGATCTCACCATACATTCCCTTATGAAACTCATCAAGACGGTCAAAGTGAGATGGAATGGAGTATGAAAGAACTCTTGTCAGAAAGCCAAGGGGATCTCCAAGATTCAAGGCATTCTTCGGCTCTACGCGGTAGATGTATTTTGGCTCCTTATCGAACTCACTCAAAACATCTCTGAAGTGATGTCCATCCACATCCTCATAGAACACGAACAATGAATCGTCTTCGTCTGTGAATGTCTTGGCTGAAAGCCACTCAATCGTGAACAGAGGAGTCCATCTTGGGATTATGAACCTATGGGTTTCCTTTGTATCTCTATTGGTGAAGAACCTGTCTTTGTTCTCTCTGAAATATTGTTCGAAGATGGTCGATGCCATTTTCGTCACTGTGCCATTCAGAGAATAGTCAACAACTACAAATCGATTTAAGAAATTGACCTCTGAGACAAACTGCAACTTGGATACCTCAAGGCTCTGTCCAGAACCTCTGGACTTACCTAAGATGGAAGTCACTATTCCCCGAATCGTGATCGGAGCAAACATGTCCCCTGATGTCCTATAGACTATCTCAACTCTTTCGTTTCCAACCAAAGGAACCGTCTCGACAAGATTGAGGGTATCAAGCAGTCCAAGTTCTCCATACATCTTGTTGTCATAAACGGACTCAGCGATGGTCAGTTCCTGCAAGGCATTCGTTCCAATCAGGTCGATTGGCTCACCGCCAGAGTTGCTATACAGAAGGCATTTCTGTATCTCAAAACCCTTTTCAGCGAACGGAGATGATGTCCTTACAAAGTCATCCATTCACCAAGTTCTCCGTGATCTGCTTATTCACTCGTTCTGCTGCTGATTTAGTCAGCACCAGTATGTTTCTTCTGTTGTCGTTTTCCCTGTCTTCATATTCCCTGTTCGTGATGGAATATGTTGTCAGATCCTCATTGATGTACCTTCCAAGCATCGTATCGCCAAAGGTATGTCCTGACAGAGAACTGGGGCTGATGTAGCCACTTTGCTTGTTCAATGGAAGCGTTGGGTCAAGAAGTGTGCCATTGGCATCTTCAAAATGATGCATGGCATAGGGACTCTCTATGATCTTTCCTACTCTGCCGACAAAGTACCTGACATTACCCAATGCATCGGCATTTGATCCTGCGATGTACTCGCCCTCAACGGGAATCCATGCCGTCTTCTGCACAAGTTCTATGACGAGTCGGCAGTGAAGAGGATCAAATGAAATCACCCTTGAATTCTTAAGAGATGACTGAACCGAAGGTTGAAGTTCGGGATTGGTCTGACCAGTTGCGAACACGATGTCATTTATGCGAAATGATCCTGTAAAACCCTTGGTGCCATCGGTACTTGTTAGAAACAAGGTATATCCAGGATATTTTTCATCAATGTAGTTCTCAAACGATGATGGACTTAGTATCCAATCATAGTATGGATTTACCTTGCCGTTTAAATGGAGAGAAAGCCAGTGAAGATTGGAGTTCCCATAGACCCTATCTGCAAAAATCTCAGGTCTGTCCATCTCCGAGATAGGTAGGTTTATAGGCTGAGATCCATCTTTGATTGCAACATCCAAGACCTTGACAGCCGTGGTTATGTCGGTCTGTTGTCCAAAACCATTCTTGGAGTAGTAGGTTGTGATTGGAAACTTGTCGTACATGTATCAGTATCCGTGAATGATGTGTTCGTTGTTGAGTTGCTCCATCTCCTGGAACTGCAACTCCATCTTGATGAATGCAGGTTTGCCGTCATAAAATGTCTTGTAGTCTCCTGCTCCAGAATAATCAACGCCGATGTTCGTCAGTGCTAGTCTTGGCAACTTGGGTAGATTGTCATTTATTACAGCCGCTCTAGTCTCGTCTTCAATGGTGTAGAACTGAGCCTCAAACTCGGCAGGGAATCTGAAGAAATGTCCACCACCACCTCTAAGTGCAGGATAGGCATGGTATCTGAACATCTTTATGATGTTCAATACCTCCTGTGCCTCTTCTTGATTTTTTGGAGCAAACTCAAAGGTAAACGAATGAGTTCTCAAGCCTACATCGCGGAACATAGCCTCTCTTCTGGGGTTCGTCACCGATCTTGTTCCCGCATTTCTTGCGGCTTGAACGGCAGGAGCCTCAAGTTTGGCTACAGATGAAAGTGTTGCAACTCCATCGGCAAGATAGCCAGTACCAGCCTTCTCAATCAAAGCATTCACTCCACCCCTGTTTGCAGTAAGAGTGTCGAGAAGAATCCTCATCGAACCCATGTCTTCCTCGGAATATATGAGTTGGTCATTGAACTGAATCTTGAGAGGCATGTACAGACAAATTGTGTCTTTAGAGCGAACATTGGCATATCCAAACCTTCTGTTTGCAAGCAGAATGTTCTGCTCTTCCTTTCTTCTGTTTATGGACTTGCCAGACACCCCTTTGGTCGATGCGCTGACTCTGTCTCTTTCGTTTTCGAACTGAGAGATAAATTCTGGTCTGTTTCTGTTGCCGAGCGTCTCGAAAAACCTATAGATGTCTTGTGCAGTACCTTTCAGAATAGCCCCTGCGTTGTCAACAGTAGCGGCATTGCCAATTGCATCCAAAAACCCAATGTCTTGAATATCTTTTATTAGACGGAGCGTACCATCGGCTGCTGCGAAACTTTCAGAGTCGGTTGCGACTCCATTGGTTGTCAATTTTGTTCCATCGGTTGATCCCTGTAGCAATTTGCGATATTCATCAATCTGTCCATCAGTTCCTGTCACGCCCGCCGCCCTCAATATGCTATCAATAGACTCACCAGGAACAATTCCACCAAACAATTGTTGTACTGCCAGCACTTGATTCTGCTTTCTTTGCTCAAGTCGCACGCTATCAGATTCACCCTGATAAATATTGAAGACAATGAAGTGGTGATATCTACGATTAATCCCCAAGTCGTGTGGATATCTGAGAAAACTTGGAATTCCAAGTATCTCATTGTTTTTACCCGATGATGGTGCAAAGTATCCAGAGTATTGTTGTAGGCGTGACTGTAGATCGTATTCGCCTGCTCTGTATTGTGAGTCGCCCTCAGCCTTTCTGCTGAAGGAAGCAGGACCATATGGCGAGTCATACATTGTGGAATCGACATCTGACTCACTGTATAACCTAAATTTTCTACTATCGTTTGACATATATGGCTACCGAAAAAAAGTTTCTACAGGGCATTTTCAGACCAAAGAACCCGAAGAAGTATCGGGGTGATCCCACTAAGATTATTTATCGCAGTTCTTGGGAGAGGAAGTTCATGGACTACTGCGATTTAAAGGATTCCATAGTCGAATGGTCTAGCGAAAGCACGGTTGTACCATACAGGTACGATATAGATGGAAAGACTCACAGGTACTTCATAGACTTTCGCATCACTGTCATGGAGAAGGAGGGAAAGACTCAGACCTATCTGGTAGAGATCAAGCCTTCCAAGAAGACAAAGCCGCCAAAGCAACCCAAGCGCAAAAGCAAGAGTTATGTCTATGAATCTCTTGAGTATGTCAAGAATCAGAACAAATGGGAGTCTGCCCGCAAGTATGCCGAGGGCAGGGGATGGAAATTCATAGTGCTTACCGAAAACGAACTAGGAATAAAGAACTGATGCTAAAAGAGACACTGAACATACTTAGGAAGCCAGGCGAAGAAGAAGACAAGCAGGAGTACATGAAACTCAAGGCTATCTTTGAGGAGATGCAGTTCCTCAAGGACACGGAACTTCAGCAGCCATCGGATGACATGTCTATTGAGGCTATGGAGTGGTATGAGCAGAACGCTCTAGAAGTTTATGAAAACATGTTCTCCACAAGTCAGATGAATCAGAGCCTCAAGAAACTGCTGATCGATAATTCAAGAGCCGACTACGGAGCATTCGTAAGATACACGGGAAGACTCTACACCTTCAGATATGAACCCGAGTCCGACAGGCTAGACTACTGGGACAAGTACCCGCTTGTCCTCAGAATGCTTGATGAGTCCGACAGCAACACTTCCTTCCTTGGAATGAACCTTCATTACCTAGATCCCATGAGAAGAAGAATGATGTTCATGTCCTTGGTCGAGCGATATCTGACGGGAAGCCTTTCCAACCCAAACTCCAGAATCGGATACCTCAACATGCAGAAACTCATGGTTCCTCCGAATAGATATGGAAGGGTATGTATTCGTCGGTACAAGTACGACAATATCAGGGGAAAGCCTCTGCTCATACCACCAGAACACTGGATGAAGATGATATTCCTTCCGACATATCACTTCATAGGAGCAAAGCCAAATAGAGTATGGAAAGACAGTTGGAAGAAGTATAGAAGGATGATCTAAGATGCCGACAGAATTCAATGATCCGCTACAACAACAACTGCGGGCAGAAGCGGAGGCTTATCTCCAACTTCAACAATTTGTTACGGGCTTAAACAACGACATAAATTCTGAGCGGGATCGTATAGACAGAGAACTGTTTAACATCGAACTTGCAAATTCTGTGGTACAACAGTCTCAGTTTGCCAAAAGAAATGCTGTAGCAAACAAACTGTTTCAAGAGAGAATACAGAATCAATCCAAAAATCGTCCGACATCCGATAGCGATCTATCCAAGCAACTTGATCATCTTGAGGAGATGGGATACTACGCCAGACCTACAAGATTTAGTTTCTTCATCGAAGGTTTGTCGCCAAGGATAAATGACAGGTTGATTCGAAACTGCATCTCAGCATCTCTTCCTGGAAGATCGCTCATGACTCAGGGGTTCAAGATTTATGGAAATCCGCTAGAGCAGGTATACGAAGTAAACTATGCCACAGAAATCAACATGACCTTCCGTGTTGGAGAAGACATGGCAGAGAGGGATCTATTTGAATCATGGATGAATACGGCAATATCATACAACACATCGGATCTAAACTACCCCGATGACTACATGACGACAATGAGAATATATCAACTGGATCGCAAGGATGGATATCTTTATTGCATCAGGCTGAACAATGTCTTCTGCAAGACACTCGCAGACATGGATTTTTCGTCAGACAGTAGCGATCAAGTTCAGACCATTCAAGTTGCACTAGCATACTCCGACTTTTCTATTGTCGGAAAAACCAGTGTGGAGAATCTCAGCAATGACTTTAGGTTGCGATCTGGATCGAAAATACCAAGATCACGGGCGGAACTCAATAGGACAACCAGAAACGACCAAAGAAGAGAACAACAAAACCTAGACGTAAATACACGCCGACAGGTGGAAGTAAGAACCGCAATACCAAACGATTTGTGGCGATACCTCAACCAATATTGACTTGAATAGAACATAATGGAGAAAACATCATGCCTTTGCCTACACTAGCAGTACCAAGATACCCCGTCACCATACCCTCGACAAAGAAGCAGACCACATATAGACCATTCCTCATGAGGGAGCAGAAGATGCTCTATGTCGCCCTTGAGAGCAAGGATCACAAGCAGATGATGCTTGCCATGTGCGACATACTCAAGCACTGCGTGGATGGCATCACAGACACCAACGACATGCCCCTCTTTGACATTGAGTATCTGTTCATGAAGATACGCTCCAAATCGGTGGGAGAGACGGTTGAGGCAAAGACCAAATGCCCAAACTGCCAGTTCACCAACGACATCACGATCAATCTTGATGAAGTCAATGTCGAGTTCTCTTCAAACCATACAAAGAACATAGTCCTTGCAGACAAACTTGGCGTAGTCATGCGTTATCCTTGCGTAACCGATGCGGTGCAGAACATAGACAGTCTTGATGGAGTCGGCATGATAAAGTACATTGCCGATTCCGTCGAAATGGTTTTTGATGAGAATGGCACATACACCCGAAAGGACTTCACGGATGAGGACATCGCAAAGTTCATAGACTCTCTAAATGCCGCTCAGTTTGAGAAGATAGTCAAGTTCTACAATGAGGTTCCTCAACTCAGGAAGACCGTGAACTGCAAGTGCGTTAATTGTCAGAACGACTATGAGATATCATTCAAGGGTCTACAAGATTTTTTTATGTGATGCTGTGTCATGATTCATTGGCAAACCTGTACAAGACCAACTTTGCGATGATGCAGCACCACAAATATTCCCTGAGCGACCTTGAAGACATGATTCCGTGGGAAAGAGAAATCTATGTATCGATGCTCATGAAGCACATACAGGATGAGAATGAGCGATTGAAGCAGCAACAGCAGAAGAAGTAAGACATGGCTCTACCCCCAAACCAACCCAATAGCCTTCAAGGCACAATGCGGTCGAGAGAGATGCAGCAATATCAGGATTTTTCCATGAAGGAAGCGATCAAGACTGCCACAAAGGCAGGCTTGTTTACTGCCGTCAGTAATCAGATTGCGAATTCCACGGTTCTTCGCCGTATTCCTGGCATGGCTTCCGTCAGGGAGGGAATGGAACTCAAGAAGAGAGAACTCTACGAGAGAACAGGAAGAGACGAGTCAGGAAGAAAACTCACCAAGCGAGAACTTGAGGACAGGGAACTGCGCCGAAAGGATGCTGGTGCGCTTGCCTCAATATGGGAACTTCTTGATCAGGATTGGAGAAATGGCGTTCCTGTAATCATCAAGGGAATGGAATCTGCTGCATTCGCCATGATGTCTGGTTTCGGGAGTAATGCAGCAGGAAGAGAAAGATTCCGACCCATATCAAGGGAGTATGGCAGAAGTGACAATGTCACGATTGCATCTTCGGGAGAGGGAGCATATGACATTCAAGATGAGTCTTCCGAAAAACTTCAGCGGAGAGAGGAAGCCGCAGAGCAGGAACGGGCAGATGATGCCGATCAAGACAGGGATCAGGAGAAGGAAGAAGGCTTCTTCACCAACCTATTCTCAAAGACATTCGGATCAAGGGACAGATCAAAGAGCGGTGGATTGATAGACTCATTGCTTGGCATAGTTGGTCCTCTGCTCGGCATATTTGGTGGAGGTGGTGGAATCATCGGAATGCTCTCTGGCATTGTCGCTCCACTCATGGGAGTTCTTGCAACCGCTGGTACCGCGATAATCGGATTCATTACACCCTTACTTCCCGTGATAATCGGAGGAATACTCGTTGGTGCCGCAGGACTATTGATTACCAAATGGATAGAGGGATTTTTTGAAGACGAGGGCAAAGAAACACAAACAGGTATTGGAAGGGCGTATACCGTAACTGCCCAGGATGGAACCAAACGAGCAGCGACCGCACAGGAACTTGGCACAACTGACGAAGAAATAGCATCAGGGTTTCGTATGACTGCACAAGGAGATGTTATAAATCCGAATGCATATTTCGCATCGACTGAGGGTGGGAAAGTAAAAAATCCAAAAAGCCCAAGACTATCTGCACCTTATAGAGAAACTAGAAGCGAAGCAGAAATTTTCAAATCAATGCAAGCATACAGAGAAGTGACGGGAGAAACACTCGGAGTCGAAACATTTAACAGGCTCGGAGAATTTCTCAACGCGGTGGGGGCTATACAGGCTGAACGAGATAAAGAGGGCGGTTTGAGTAGGGAAGAAGGGCTTGCCGCAGAAAAGGAAAGAAAGCCGTTCATTCAAAAACTGCGTTCTCTGGACATACTCATGGGTCAATTCAGCAGGGAATTGAATGAAACTGGAAACAACATAGATTCAGGTGCAAGGCGTGAAAGATTTATGCGAAACTGGAATTACATACGAGATCAAGCCGACAAACTGATGGAAGAAGCGGACGGGAAAGGATTCCATCGCGCTGTAGGGAAAGCCCTTTATTATATTTCAAGACAATATACTCCATTCTCGGGTCTCATGAAAGAATTTAGAAATGCATATGGAGTAGTCACAGATTATGGAGTGACGCCTGGAAGTGCAGTAATTTCCGATGGTATATTTTCAGACAGCGTAATAGTTCCTGGTGAAGATAGTCTAACGGGGATACAACAAACAATGTCCCTTGACGGACTAAAAACTCCAATGCCCGCACAAATTCCTAGTACAACCTTGGACATGTTGAATAGTCCAGGAATGGGTGGCGAAATAATAAGCACAGAAAACGAGATGGGAACTGGTTCGATAAACGCCAAGCCAAATGGATCGGGAAATTTCGTCACAACTCTTTCTGCTGCTCTCAACCAAGCAAGAAACGGAATGATGGGTGGTGGTCAGGCTCCCGTGATCATCAACAACAATAGCCCGACAAGCAATGTGATGGCTTCCGCCAGCGCGCGAACACCCACGGGCATCGATCTGTCACCGATGTTCAATGGTGCGAGACTTGCCGCCATCTGATGCTCAGGAAGCAGCGATGATGCCCATGTCGAACTCATGGATGCCATCGTCCATCGTGTAGCAGATGCGATCAAAGACCTTGCCGCACCAAGGCATGCACTTGGGGCAAGGACGCGACATACGCATCTCACCGAATGAGTTGAACCGAAAGTTCCACAACTCAAGCCCATCCCTGCGATCACACTTGAGGAAGGCATCAAGTTCGGAGTGGACTTCACCGAAGAGGTAGCCGTGCTTGACGGCAAGCGGGTGCGTCTTGAATCTATTGATGCCAACGGCAAGAATCTTGTTCTTGTGCATGATGATGCTGCAATGCTTCTTGCGGCGTGGAATCTCCATGCACTTCTCATAGGCAAAGGAAATCAACTTCTGATGTTTCGCGGGTTCCAGGATCATCTTAGTTTATTCCCTGATCAACTGGGACACACTATCTAGATCGGGCATTGAAGACTCCACCGTAACATTCTTTTCGAATCCAAAAGAAACTTTGGACTGCTCTCTCGCACACGACGATGTAAGAATACTCGCAAGGAAACAGGAGTCAAGCAAGTTCATCAAAGGAAACTTTCAACCGTCAAAGAATCTGTTGACAAACTACTTGACTTCGTTTGGGGACATTCTATATTTGTCTTCGTGCAGAGAGCATAGATAGGAAGTTCGTGCATTTAAAGGAGATGACAATGAAGATGAGTCTAGATCATACATTCGTGGCAGCATTCGGAACCTTCATGAGTTCCCTCAAGCAGATCGTGGCAGAGAACACCGCCAACATTCAGACCCCGCATGGTACGAGCGTGTGGGAGGTCTCCTACGAGGAGGGATACAAGTATGTGCGTGTCGTTCTTACAAGCGAGTCGCCCAACGGCACCAAGCAGAAGACTGCATGGGGCTTCATCGACAAGCGCAGCGGCGATATCTTCCGCAGTGCGAGTTGGAAGGCTCCCTCCCTCAATCACATCCGTGGAAACATCTTTGACGAGAACAACGGTCTGAAGAATGTCCACTGGACTGGTCCTGCGTACATATGGGAGATCAACGGAAAGGAGAAGGAAGAGACAGTCACCACAACCACTGCACCCGCAACGGAGGTGGTCTGAATGTTTCGCCTTCACATCGACATTCCTCTTCCCTATACTGAGGAAGAAGCCGCGAAGATGGCAAAAGCCATCATTGCAACTTTAGATCCCAACAAACTTGATGTCTATTGCATCAACTACCGACTCGGGCATGATGAGGATCGGCAGAAGTCCAACTATCTCGACAAGAACGAGAATGGGCATGTCAGCAACAAGAAGGGTAAGATTCTGTTCAAGAAAGATTCTTCAGATGTTTCAAAGATTCATTCATGGGATGCATTGACACCGACCGATGATGTCGTATAGTTAAGGAGTCAAGAACGCGCCGTGGGAGGTCTTGGCATCCTCAGCCTGATTTATAACCAGGTAAGACTAGGTTCGAATCCTAGACGGCGTATTGTGAGTGAGATGGCTTGGATCAGTCTCTTGCTCGTACTCAATGTGATCCATGGAGATTGTGTAACATGTTTGACAAGAATAGCGTGTTCAAGAGCGTTGCAGTCCTGTCCGCACTCGGCTTTGTTGCCTTCTCGTTCCTCTTCCCTGAGATCGCGAATGCACAGATGAAGGCGAACTTCTGCCTCATCGTCGGTCTTGGCTCCCTTGCCATCTACTTCTACACGAAGGGAAGCAATGAGGTCGATTTCAACGAGCGGGACAGCATGTACCGCCACATCGACAGCGTCACCGATGGGCTTCAGCGCCAGATCGATGAGATCAGCCGCGAACTTGACTGCTGCAAGAAGAAGGGCAAGTAAGTAACTAGGGTGTCTGTCCACCCTACCCACAAGCGATAGCAGAGGGGCGCGCAATTCTGCGAATCACGCGCTTTGGTGCGAATGTAACTCAGCGGTAGAGTCTCGGTTTTCCAAACCGATGGTCGTGGGTTCGAATCCCATCGTTCGCTTTCATGCGTAGTATCAGTCGAGTAGCGCACTCGGAGGCTCATCTAGGATTGCAATGTACATTGCAATTGAGAAAGGGTTCAAGTCCCTCACTACGCTTTTGCAATCTCATGAGGCTACTACCCTTCAATGCCCGTTGGACTTGCAACGGTCATGAGATTGCATTTATTGTCCGATTGTGTAACGGTAGCACAAGAGGTTCTGGTTCTCTTTGTCCTAGTTCGAATCTAGGTCGGACAATTGGTTGTGTACTCAATTCGCCACTTTAGCACAGAGGCAGTGCGTCATATTTGTAATGTGAATGTCGTGAGTTCGAATCTCACAAGTGGCTTTCACGGTCCTATCGTCTAAGGG